ACCTGAACAAAGAAAATTATGGCTTTCCTCTTTCCATATCTGAACCTGCGAAGGCCAAATTTTATCTGAAAACTCAACTTGCCAATCAGCAAAAAAATCTTCATTTTCTTCTATTGTAATTTCAGGGGGATTATTGTCATCTGCATAAGCATCTTGTAGAATTATTTCAGTCACATGAAAACTAACTTCTCTTAGGCCATGTTCCCTTACACCAAATGTAAAATCCCATTTGACGACGCAATTGCCATCTTCAGGCCAACCGTTATTTTCTGAATCGTAATTATCAAAAGGAACACTTGTTGTTTCAAAGGAATGACCCTCATTACCCTTTAGAATACGTTCCCAAGTCATTACTCATCACCTGTTGGATAAATTACACCTAAACGCCTTCCGAATTCTTCATTCCATGTTGAAAGCCATAATTTTCTTTGTTCAGGTGAAGGATTATACAGTTGAAATTTCTTAGGTTTAGTGTGCATGATGTAATCTAAGTGTTCTTCATCACTAACCCCACCACTCAAACCTTCTTCTTTTCTTGCTTTTGCATTTTGCCATGCCCAAGAACGATAAGTAAGATAATTCGTGAGTTCAGCAGGGGTAGTATCTACTTCAGTTCCATCATCTTTGATGCCCTTAAGTTTCAAAATATCTTCCCAAGTCATGCTTCCTCAACCTCCTCGTATTCTGTTCCGCGCTCTTCATCAATTAACTTGATTTTTGTTTTATCAGGGGATGGAAATTTATGTGGCCTTGCCTTGTAGGGATGTTTCTTTAAAACATCTTCCCAACTCATAGCAAATTCTCCTTTTTCAAATGTGCCTCATACTCTTCAAGAATTGTAAGTAGACCTTTTGTAACAACTTGTTTTGAACTGACACCACGTTCTCCACCTGAAAAGAAAAATTGCCAAAGTGGTGGTTTTGCAGTATCTCTGTTTTCACTCGCCCAATCTTTAGGAATTGCAGGGAGGGTTTTGTTTCCGAGTTCAGATTGAATCTTGTTGTAGTGACTATTGTAGTAATGGCCAAACATTTCTTTCTTTTCTTTGGATTTGGCACGACCCTTTGTAGTCTTAACAGTCTTTGCAGAATGAGTAGCCTTGAGATTTTGTGGGTTACTATCTTCACTAGTTTCCATTCTTTTTAAATATCGAATGGTTTGAAGCACTCTTTTTGCACCGGCCTTGTCAATATCTCCACCCCTAAGACCAATTTCAAACGCTCTTTGAATTGCAGTTTTTCCCGCAACGGATGATTTTGCACCGGGCGTCCTTCCGTGATTAAATGCCATTGCCAAAAGTGAAGTGCTATTTTGTGGGCTAATTCCCAAAGCACTACCTGATTTTCCTTCAGCCTCTTGTTTTAATTTACGCATAGGTTCCTGAATCCAATTGTAGGGGTTAAGGTCTTTCTCGACCTTTTTCTTTTGTTTTAGAATATTGAACCATGTCATGCTGTAAATGCCCCCCTTCTTTTACTACTTGGTTTGTGAGTATAAATATCTCCATCTCGATGAATAAAGATTTTACCTTCCTTTTCTAATTTAGATAGTGCTGATTTAATTTCAGATTCTTCTCCAAATTGTTTTAGATTCTTCATACCTAAAGCACCTCCTTCCTTTTTGATTTCAGCAAGAATCTTTCCTTCTATATTCATTTTCAATATATCTTCCCAACTCATGTTCTCATCCTCTTTGTCTTTCTTTTACTTGTTTCTTTTCTTGCTAAAGCGACCTTATGTGCTGCATTTAATCGTTTTTTCGTTTCTGGGTCTTTTGCTCTTTTAGCGGCTACTCTTGCTCTTTGTTCAACTAAGTTAATTATCTGTGATTGTCTTTTATGTGGTTTTGATTTAAATGAGCCGCTTGAAAATGTTTCCCTTACATCGTTTGCTGTTTTGAATTTTACCGGAACTGTGTCTTTAGGGTTTTCATCTGTATATAATCTTCTATCTGAATCTTTTGGTTTTTTACCTGTTCCTTTTTTTGGGTCAGCCTTTAAGATTTTTCTCCACATCATAATCACTTTTGACTAAACTTCTTTCCTGTCTTTACATGTTGAATGCCTTTTTTACGGCCTTTTCTTTTCTTTGAATCTTGATACCTTAGAGTTTTTTTATCTGTCCTTTGATAAGTTGCTTTAGGCATATATCTTCCCTTAGTTTTAGATGGTGCTTTTTTTCCTTTTGCTTTTGCTCGGTGTTGTTCAGCACTTCCCCAATCTTCATCAGTCCAAGTTGTTAAATCCTGCTGTCTTTTGGATTTAGTTTTGAGGATATTAAGCCAATTACTTTTTATAGCCACCACCTGCCCTTTTATATGCAGCCGCTAACATTTGTGCTTTTCTTGCAGACCATTGGCCTTTAGCCCCACCTTTATTACCGGCTTTAATTCTATTAAATATACGCTTTCTTTTAGAAGGTTGAGTATAATTACCCGACGCATTTACAGTAGATTTTTTCTTTTTCTTCTTTAATATTTCTTCCCATGTCATTATCTGTCACCTCTGCTTTGGTCTTCAACATCATATCGAACATTACTTGAACGAAGCATCTCTTCTTTTATTTTTCCAAAGAAAAGATTTCTTCTCTTTGGGTTCTTAAGACCATTATCTAAATAAAACTTTATTGCTCTTTTATTATCTTTACCTAAATTAGAAAACTTTACATATTTCTCAGGCTCAACAAAAGGGATGCTATCTTGTAGAATAGAATTACCCATTCTTATCCAACCCATATCAGCCATATCTTTCTTTTTTCTAATAGTGCTAGACTTAACCAAATCAAACCAACTCCCTGTATTAGACTTAATCCACTTTTGCACTTGGTCTGCGTATTTGGTATCTTTGAGTTCTTCTTGGATTTCTTTGGGGAGTTCTTCAACTTGCATATCAGTAAATCCTCTTTTTCTAAATGCACCCATTTCCGCTAATTTTTCATTAGCGACATTAATATACAAAGTTTTACTTCCTTTCTCGGATAGAACCTTTTGAACACATAAACCAAAAAGACCCTTACCCTTGTAGCCTTCCCTTGTATGAACACCTGCGCCAAGTAAAACACTCTTATACTTTGCTATTCCGCATACTGCTACGGGAGTTTCACCATCGAATGCTACAAACATTCTTGCCGGTGCAGTAGCCCAAATAGAATCTTTTGAAAGGTTTGGCCCATATCGCATACTTCTTTTTTGATAGTCAAAATACCCATCATCTTGAAAAGTTTTAACTGCGGCATCCTCGGACATTTCCTTGAAAGTAATATCGCTTTCAGTATAATTCTGTTTCTTGAAAGTGAGCCTTTGTCCTGTTGGAAAATCAGTAGAATAAAGAGCCTTAGCATCCATTACCATTTTCTTATACTCGTCCGTAACCTTTCCTTCGGGAGTAACGAAACTTGCACCCGATTCATTCTTTTTAGAAACAGCAATAGAATCTTGTTTGTATTTCTTTGCCAAATCATATATCTTCTTCATCAAGTCTTCGGGAACATTAGTAAGCATAAAGGAAGGTTCTAATTCCCATTCAGCATTACCAGTAGCACTTGTAATAGTAAATGGTTTTTTCTTATTTCTTTTTAACTCATTATTTAATGTAGTTAAATCTTTGAGCATGGCATCGCTTAAGCGAGAGAGTTCTTTATTAGAAGTTGGCTTATTGCCTTCCTTTGCAGCAATAAAAACATTACTGTTTTTCTTGCTAAGGTTTCTTCTAATTTGCTTCTTATCAAAAGCAGGAAGAGTAGTTTGTTTTTTATTTATTTCATTGTCATCTAAATAAACATCTATTGCAGTATCATAATTTTGCAGATACTTTTGAGCATATTCAAAACCATAACTAAGGCCGTCAAAATAGTCGTCATATTTTTTACCAACTATTTTTTTAATTTTTTCAGAAAGTTCCAATCCTTTAGAAACTACCTCCTTTACTTCTTTTTTATTTGCTTTAACTTCATCTATATTCATAAAATCACCTAAAGTTCGCTTTCAAAACATATACATGCTCTGCATCAATTCCGTATTCCTTAGCAATACCTTCAAAAGAATCTACTGCCTTAACCACTCCAATAATTTCATTGGCACTCATATCAATATTGAATTGAGTTTCCATTTTAGTAATCATGTTTTCCATGTCATCATAATTATTTTCATTCTTCATTGAATGAATGACTTCTTTAGACTTAAGTATTCTTAACATATCATGGGCTTCAAGAAGTTTTCTTTGGACAATACTTTTAGCAACTCTATCTAATAGTCCAAGTAGTTCTTTTGCCTTTTCATTAGAAAATGTTTCTTTATCTCCTTTTTCTGTTCGATACAATAAATTTTCTCCTCTTGTTCTAATAACATCTACAAGAACTTGCATTGGGTATATATCAAGAGGTTCATCTGCATTTCTTTTATCATATAAATCTAATACTGAGGTTTTTCTTTTTGGGAATTTATGTTCCCCATCTCTCTCTATTTTAGTTCTATCTTCTTCGGGTATCAATCTATAAACAGAACCTAATATAGAACCAATGTCCGAAACCAAATCTTTACTTACTGAATCGTCATCAAAAACTCCCTTAAGAGTGGTAAGTAAATCAGTTGAGGCTGCGTATAATTTAGAGTAATCAGTAATATTATTTGACCCTGCTAATGTTCTCAAATAAGTTGTAATGTCATCAATGTCTTCTTCTTCTAAGAAAGCAGTATCTCTTTCTAGTAATACTGTATTTATTGCTTTAATTGCTTTGTATTTGCTACCTATTGGTCGAGTAGCAGCAATTAATCTAAGTGTAAAGTCTCCTTCAAATGGCAACCTTATTCCGGCTCGATATGGAGAGAATTGAGGGGCTAAGAAACAATCAGCAATTAGTTTTGAAATTTTATTAACTGTCACGCTTATTTCTTCATGTAAGTCCTTTGCTTCTTTCATTGTAGTTTTATCGCTGTCATATCTCTGTGAGCCAGTTGAACCAGCAGCATAATTACTATAACTAAACCAAATGAAAGGAAAACCTGTTTTTGGGTTTCTCATTCGGTCTTCTGGTTTTCTTGATACTGGCGTTGTTCCTGCACCTGCCATATCTAAACGAACATTACTTGAAAGCGTTGCTTTATCTTGTTCTAAAAATTCTTTAAATGCTTTGAGGAATTTTTTTATTACATCATCTGCTTTACTTGCCTCTCCCGCTAAACTTCGATATTCATTTTTTAATGCAGGGTCGTTAGCCATAAAGATAGGTAAGTATAATTCATCTCCAATATCTTCAACACTTTCTAAACCATCTAAAAAGTATTCAAATAAACCTTTTACATCATCTTCTTCAAGATTAGGGTAGTTTGGATTATCTGGAGATAAGTCATCAAAATACTCCTTCAACTCTTCCTTTAAGGTTTGTAGATTAGTATTTACCATACCAATTTCTTTGAGTTCTTTTCTAAAGTAAATTAAACCTAATGGGTCTAAAGGTTGGTCTTCGTCTAATATGTCTTTGAACTCTTCGATTTGAACAGGTAGTGAATCTATTTCTACCTTTTCATCAATGTCACTAGATTGTTCTACATTACCGGATTCTCCAAAATACCTACTGTATTCAATATTTTGATACAAGTCTTTATCTTGAACTTCCATAATGCCTCCGATATAATTTAAAAAGTTTTCAAAGGTTTCATAAGCAACGACATCTATATCTTTTACTGCCACTTGGGTTCTATCAAACTTTTCGATATAATTTAAATTTTTTATATTTTCTTCATTAGAAATTAATTTATCCAAAGCCAGCATGGTCTTGTCTTTTTCTGGTATCTTTTCAAAATGGGCCTTCAAGTTATTAAGTTGAACATTTAAATCTTTAAAACTCTCAAGGCTTACTTTCTTCCAATAATCATAGGCTCTTTCTCTATTTTCGAAGTTTTTCATGCTTTTAGCATTGAAAACACTACTTACATCGAACCCAATAGACATTTTAGCAGCAATTTCTCCCCTAATTTTACCTTTACTACCTGTCTTATATTCATCTTGAATCCTAGCAAATAGCCTACGAATGTTTCTTTTAATGTTTTTATTAGCCTCATTATCAGCAGTAAATTCGGGTTTCTTAAGAATATTTTGCCATTTAGCCTTTTTATCATCAATATCTATGGCTTTTTTACCTTTTTGGGTAAATCCTCCATTAACTAATTTGATTTCAGATTTATCAAAGTCACCTCTAATAATATCGCTTGCATTGAGTTTTCTTCCTTGATATTGCATTCTTGAGAAACCGTTAATAAAACCATTGAGTATGTTTTCGTAAAGACCTGATGGTGTTTGGGGTTTTCCTCTACCACCCATCTTACTAAAGTAATCTTTTATCTCTTCAAGAATCTTAGCCATAGCCTTTCTTTTGTCACTACTACTTAATTCTTGATATTTAGAGTTTAACAAAGGAGAATAGTGTTCTATGAGTCTTGGCCTCATTCTTCTAGAAATTGCAGTAATTTCTTGGTATTTATTATAATCCAATACTTCCTCAAAATTATCAAAATAGTTAGGTAAATATTCATATTGCATAATTACTCACCTTCTTTAGTTTCTGTAATAAGTTTTGCGTCTGTTAATAGAGATAATGTTTCTCCAGAGAATATGCCAGCATAAGATTCTTTATTTTTAACTAAGTTTTTTAAATGCATTCTTAATTCTTTTCTAAACTTAGAGTTAAATCGTTTAAGCCCATTAATCAAAGACTGTGCTAAGTCTTCGACCGCTTGATTCAAGGTTGGGTCTTCAAGTGATAAGCCTTCGCCCTTTTCCTCTACAATAGTATCAATTTTTTCAGCCTTGCTCTCCAATGTAACCTGAACAACTTTATTTACAAGATAATACGACATAATTAAACAATCTACTATATCTACTTGTTTTCCAACCTTGCTGTAAAACTTACTTAAGTCTCCAGAATCAATAAGTATTTCAGATAATTTACTTTCTTCTGAAATAGCCTGTTGAATTGCAAAAACCATAGAATTTTCTTTAATTTCTGCTTTTTCGGCATCTCCCAATGCTTCTAACTCAAACTCTTCCGGATATTCTTGAGTATATTCTTTAAATTTTCGTTCTATTCCTCTAATAACTTCTACTCCTTCATCAGTAATGGCATGGTAAGTATTACCAACCTTAGAAAGTTTGCTTAACTCTTCTTCTACTAATATTTCGGGATAATCTAAATAAATATTTACCATTTCTTGTGAAATTCTACGATTATTTAAGTATTTATCATAATCTTTTTGAAATGCTTCTACTTGACCTTCTTTTGCACTATCATAATCTGGGTTTTTTCTTTTATATTGAATTTCAAACTGATTTTTGTTCAAAACTGGTATTACTTGAACGCCTTTGGTAGCATATTTAAAAATAGAATCGTTATTTGGAGAGATAAGTAAGTTTTTAACAAAATTGATTGCACCTACCTTCTTACCTTGTCCTCCAAAATGCACAACATTAGTAATTCTTTGGTTGTTAAGCCGCCTCATGTATAATTCTCGACTACCTTTGTTTTCTTTTTTACCAGCAAGAGATAAAACATTGAAATATGCTTTTATTTTCGAAGAATTTAAAGAAGTGGTTGCGGAAAGTTTCTTAGAGAAAACACTTTCAATGCTTTCTAATTCAAGTTTTGCGGAAAATGCTTCCCTTAAGAGTAATAACTCTGGTAAGAAAGGAGATAACCTAAAGGTCAAAATGTCTCCTTCATCAACTCCACCTAGTTTTCTTGCCAAATCAACAAATTCACTACTTTCTGTTTTACTTTCTCCACCTATTGCATATTTTGACCTATCACTACTCGGAAAAATCTTTCTCCAAACCTCAAAAGTTCCACTTATATTGCCTTTATTATATTTTTTTTCTCCTTTTTCCCAACCTTCTATTGAATCTTTTCCAGATGGTTCGGCCAACATCAATTCAGCCAAACCAAAAGAGTAAATGGGTTTAGAATTATTTAAAAACTCTTCAATTGTTGGCTCATTCCCTTCGGGCAAGTTATTAACAAATAGTTTGTAAAGAAGTTTTCTTTTTTCTTTAGGTATATTCACTCTTATATTATCTATTCTACTACCATCTTGTTTATTTTTAACGAGAATTTTAAAAAGTTTTTCTAAATTAGGTTTAACTTCCTCTCCGGAAAAAATTTTTTCTAAAAGGCCCTCTTTACTTATTGCAGACCTTCCCGATTGTTCTCTAAAATGTTCTCTTAACTTAACAAAATTATTAAAAACAGTTTGATTGATAGCATTTCTATTCTTTCTATCCTTTTGAAGTGCGGCTCTCCAATCATCATACAATTGCCTATACTTTGACGAATTTTTTAAAGCACCCTTTAAAGAACTAAAATTATTCATATCTTTAAATTCTTGAAGAAATTCGATTACTAGTTTAGAGTTTCTATCTTTCTTATTTTTTTTATTTTTATTTAATGCTATTTGAGCATCAGTAGAAACATCCGAAAGTAAGACTAATTTAGTCAAGTCAGAAATTGGAGGAAAACTCATTATGTCACCTCAATTTAAATCATTTCTAATTTTTTTAAGTTGGGAATATACCTTACTAAGCCTATCATATTCCTTTCTTTGTTTAGTTCCTTCAGGCATACCACTAAAAGGATAGCCATTCAATTTAAGCAAAAGAGCACGAATTACTGCATCTAATTTATCGGCGAGTTCTTTTTCACTTATGTATTTATAGGGGTGTATTTTTTTAATTTCTTCATTCATTGTAATCTCTCCTTATCTTGGACTATCTATTGATTCTGTGCCTTCATCTTCCGTATATCCACATTTAGTGCAATATGAAACTTTGTCTTTACCAGTTAATGAAGCCGATTCATTGGGAAAGGTAGTCATCATTTTTGAGCCGCATTTTGGGCATTTTCTATCCCCGTAAAAGGTTTCATTTTTTAGTATTTTTTCCCAACTCATTGTAATTTCTCCTGCATTTTCTTTTTAATTTCAAGCCAAATCTCAGGATTGTTCTGTGCTAACACTTCTTGAACAACCTGCATCTGTGCGACAATAATTGTATCTTGTCTCTTGTGAACAAGTTTGCCTTTGAACTCAAGTAGATACTTTAATGACTCTCGAACTTCTTTTGCGAGTTTAGTGAGGCTATCAATCTCTCTTGGTTCTAAATCTGTATTAAGGAACAAGTCATTCAATTTATCATCTAAGCGTTGAACATTCGCACTAAGTAAATCAATCTCATTAACTTCTTTTTTCGCTATGATAGCGGCTGCGGATTGCTGCACCAATGGGGCCAAGTGGTGCTTCATGTGGCGTTGCACCTGTGTTTTTGTCATGTCTAATGCTTGAGAAATACCGTCACTTGTTATATTACCGTTTGAAAGGGCTTCCTCGTAATGTTTTCGCATTGGGTCTACACATAACTTGCATTTAGGATTACTGCTGTTTGTATATTCTCCCATGTGGTTTCTTTGATGTTGGGCCGAAGTTCCGCTTCTCCAACCATATCTTGAATCTAAATCGTCGCAACTAACAGAACCCTGTTCTAATGCGGCTTCAAGTTCTTCTCTATCTTTACACTGACAAAAAGCACATCTCTTTCTTGTAATCATTTTAATCTCTCCAAAGGTGTTCCATCCAAGATTTCTTTACTGTTTCGGGAACTTTAGTCTTTCCTTTAATATCTAAGTAATTACCGTTCTTAAGTTTGTAAGTATCTTTGCCGACAACTTTCATAATTAAAGATGCCATAGCCGCCTGTCCAAAAGGTTGTAAAGAAAAGGTTTCTAATGGACTTGCCAATTCGGGTAAGTTACCAACATATTGAACAATTAATTGTGGCTTTGCTGACCTTGCACCAAAAGACTTTGTTCCCACTGCAAACTCCATCCCTTGTAATATAGTTGCCATTTGATTCAATTTGGGTTTGCCACCAGAAAACAAATCGTTTCTTTTTAATAAAGCAAATACTTGTTTTCTTACAGAAGGTATTAAAGCCAATGAACCTGCGCTTCTTTGCACTTTAAGTTGAATACTAGGAATTGGAGTTTTATCAATTTCTTCTATTGCTTCTTTAATAATATCATATAGTCCTTCTTTAACTAAATCTCCTTTTCCATAAATAGCCTGTGCCAATGGTGGATTTGCGTCATTTGGTGAAAGACTCCACCAACCCTTTTTTTCTGGAAGACCATACTTATCTTCAAAATATTTATCTCTATAATGGCCGTAAATAGTTTGAGGCTTTTCATCCAAAATATCTATTTTGTTTTTTGCACGACTACCTTCTCTTGGTTTTCCTTTACCTACTCTCCATCTTGTCGGTCTTGTAAAAACTGTATTTCTAGGATTAAGTTTCGGACTATTTTCAATTGCATCAATTGCTTCTATTAACTCTTCTAAGTCTTCTATATCGTCAGCATAGAAAACTGCTTTCTTAGTTAATAACTCACTAATGCTATCTAATACTTTAAACAAACCATCATTACCAGTATTACTAGAACCATCTCTTAAATACTTTCTTACATGTTCTTGTAGTTGTAAATACAATGTCTTAGGATAAGTTTGTCTTCCTTCTTTTGCATATGGACTTCCGATACTTGCTATATCTTTAGATGAAATACCATCACATGTTTTCTTCCACTTTAGGAAAGCCTTTCTAAAATCATAAGAAGGGGCTTGTATTTTACTACCGTTAATATCAACTGTCGATTTCTTCGTCTTCGTCATCTTTGTCACCTCCATATTTGATATTGAACTTTGAAGGGTCGTTACCGTGACCCCCAAACGCTACACCTCCGGCTTCCTTATTCAAGTTACCGCAAGCGGCACAACAGTTTTTAATTATATTCCACCAATTCATACTATTTCCTCATATCTATACTTTCAACTGGTTTATCCCTTTCTTGTCGGGTTTCCATATATAATACTAATTTGTCTTCTTTACTAACTATGTAAAGTTCTAATTCCCAAAGGTTTTCATCTAAGTCGTAGAATGGCCTGTCTTGTCTTCCTAAATAAACTGAAACAAAATAATTATCAATATATTTTTCAAAAAAATCTAGCATTTCCTGTCTTAAAGGAAAAAGAGGTAATGACTCTACCCAATCAACTATTTTACAAGCAGTTTCTTCGGGCATGTCTTCGAGGTCAATTTCAAACTCACTTCCTATAACTCGCATATAGTCGCCATTGATTCTTACAGCATTATCATAATATTGCTTTAGTTTATCTTTACAATTTTCCTTAATATTAACTTTAATTTTAGAAGCATCGAGAGTAGAACCTTTGGCTTTACCTTTACCCTTAAGGTTTTTAACTATGTTCCACCAATTCATATGTATTCGCTCCATTTTTTATAATCTCTATAGTTTAAAATTAAATCTATTACTTCATCATACTCAACAACTTCATGGTTGAAAACAGTTATATAATATTTGCCCAATTTGCTACCCTTTATAAAAAAAGTATAATCTATATGTATTTCATACTTTGGCCCATCTTCAGGTAATATCCATTCATCCCATTTATCTTCTCCACGCCTTGTATTTTCTACAAAGGCATCAATATCTTGGTCGTATTTTTCTATTAGTTTTAATATATGACAAGCCGCTTCTTCTGGTAGTCTCGGAAAAGCAGGGCCAATACCTACTTGTCCTTTCATTGATGGAAAAGGAACCGCTTTAAGAATAAGTTCTCTTAATCTCTTTTTACAAGGGCCATCTTCTTCTTCAAGTTGTTTTACATTCACTTTAATCTTTGATGTATCTAAAGTAGAACCTTTACCCTTTGAGGATAATTTAGCGTTCTTTAGAATATCCCACCACATAATAATCACTTCAAAATAGAGTTTAATTTTTGCTGTGCATCTGAAAATCTGATAGCATCCCATATTTGTTTAACATGTTCATCTTGGTTATCATATCTTCCAAAAAAACCACGACTCATAGAAATACCTATATGGACTTTTTTAGGATAACCGCCAGCCGCTACATAATTAAAAGGGTAATTATAACCTAATTCGGGATTACCTTTTTGGTTTGAAGTTTCTAATCTTGGTTCAATATCGTATTCGTAGATGCTGGTTCTTTTTGCTTCTTCCGAATTAAACATTTCTATTAACTTACATGCCGCTTCTTCATTAATGGGTTCATAGTCATGATACACATATACAGCCAAAGTGCCTCGATTGATAGATGTCGGTATTTTATATGTTGTAATTCCCTCTTCAAGCACTACAGCAAGGTCTAATTCTGATGTTCCTTTACGACCATCAGTATGACTCTCTTTATTTGTTGGAGGATTATTCTCATTTATTTCTTTAATTATTCTCCGTAATACTGGTTCTATTTTTCTAGCATAGGCGGCACAAAACACTTGAGCCTCCTGTAATTTTTTGTTACAGTTATTATCTTGAATATTAATTTTAATCCTATTTGTATCGAGAGTAGAGCCTTTACCTTTGGCTTTACCTGTAAGTTTTTTAAGAATATCAAACCAATTCATAGAAGTTTCCTCCATTCTTGGTAAGTTTCTAATCCATATTCACCTCTTGTGTTTGGATGGTCTAAAGGCCCTAATGCTTTAACACTCATCGCAAAAACTTCTTTTCCTTTAATTTCGCAATATCCTATCAATGACGGATTGGTTGATTTAGGGCTAGATATTGAAACATCCCATACTATTGTATATCCCATGAAATTTTGAGCCTTACTTTTATCTCCATATTTTTCATATAGGTCTTGGGGAAACGAACCCATAATATCGTCATCTATTTCCCTCAAATCTTTTAAAAACTCACAAGCCACTTCTTCGGGCATTCTACTAAATGGGCCTTCTGCGATATATCCTTTACTTAATGGAGAGTCAATTAACTCCCGAACTTTCTTTTTACATTTATCATCTTTAATATTAATTTTAATTTTACTCGCATCTAAAGTTGAGCCTTTTGCCTTTCCAGACAATTTAGACTCCTTTAGAATATCCCACCACAAAGGAATCACTCCTTTAAGTAACTAAACCAATCCATTTTGTTTGCTTCCATGAAATCTTCACTAAAGCCTCTATCATCAACTTCAACTTCAAAATCGGATTCTTTTGCTTTATCTTCCGACTCTTTAGCCATTTTACGAATTAATGCACTTAATACAACTGCAACATATCCAATAAACTCTTGACTTGAAACAACTTCAATAAGACCTTGAGTAATTTCATGTTTCTCTTGGCCGCTTAATTCTTCACCGAGTTTATTTTGAATAGTTTCAGTAACATTTTTTCTCATTTCAAATACTACTTTATTTGCTGCTTTATCAGCAAGTCCTTGAATTGTTGTAATTTGTGCATCAGTTAAATCATCACTTTCATCTGTATCGGGTTGTTCCTCTTGAGCAATATTGGTTACTCTACTTTCACGCAAATTGTCAATATCTTTTTCCATTGATGGGTCATTCATCATATCAATACCGATAAGAATAGGTTCCATTAAAACAACTTCTGCCGCCTTTCTTTTATCTGTAACAGTAAGACCTTCAACCTCTTCAAGCGATTTAAGCGTATCACCTAATACAGCACCACCTAATTTTGAAAGGTCAGGCGTATCTTGAATACGGTCAAAAATACCAGCATATACGCCTCTTGAGTTTTTAACGACTTCTCTAAACGAAAAGTCTGCTTTTAATATATGTTCCCAATTCATTCTATTTCCTCCTTAATATCTAAAACCTGAAGGTTTTCTTTTTTTTGCTTTGCCCGAACCGCTTGGCGGTGGATTTACTGAATCTCTAATGGCTTGCTTAATCCTATTCCTTAAACCATCTTGCCCATTAACTTTATCTTTTGGTTTTAAATCAAGTGAATTACCTTTGACAAATTCAATTTGACCCATAGTTTTATCTCTATTAGTATATCGAACTCGCAAATCATATCTAATCCGTTCTTCACCAAGATTTCTTGCAATAATTCTAATACCACAACCTACCTCGGAATCAATCGGTGGATATGTTTGGCTACCCTTAATTCTGCGAACTTCAAATCTAGCCTTTCTTGTAGAATCAACTAATCCTTCATAACCTAATGCTGCGTCTATTAACTTGGTTCTCAATTCAACAATATATTCTTCAATATTTACTTCTAATTGTTCTCCAGTATTCATATCTTCAACTTTTAAAATGTCTTTCCAATTCATGTTATTCACTTCCTTAGAGTTCTCCGCCGGAATCATCATAGGGCTGGTATGTTTTCCTTTTAGGGAAAGTTTCATCCCATGATTCTTCTACTATTTTTAAAAGAAGTTGCTTTGCTTCTGTTAATGACTGTTCTCTATCAGTAGTTCTATTATATATATATCCTTCTGGGTGCTTATAACCCTCACTATCATAATCTACAATTAAATTATCTTTTAAAAACTTCTTCATTTTTCTCTTAAAAGAAGCATCTTTCATTCTTTTGATTAATGCCTTTACTTTATCTTTTATTCCTTTTTCAAGTTTAAGTTGTTCTTCCCAAGTCATTTCTTAGCCTCCTTAATCATTCCTCATCTTTAGGATTTCTAAAACAATAGTCGCATATTTTTACACCTGCTTCTAATTGTTCATCTGTAAGTTCTTCGCCACATGAAAGGCACTGTAAATCTTCATCTAAGTCTTGCATATTTGGGTCATAATCGTCTTTTGGGTCATAATCAATGTTCTCATCATCCATCATTCTATGTTCCGGCCCTTGATAGTTTTTTAATACTTCTCGCCAACTCATTTTTTCACTTCCTTTCCGGTTACAAAGTCTTTTTTTGTCTTTTTCTCAGTTTCATCAATCTTCTTTGATTGTTCATCAAACCAAGCATCTAATGTATTACATCGTGTCATGTTATTCGCCTCTCATTCTATTTCGTCTTAAATCTATCTTTGGTTTCCTCTTTCTTTCTTCCTTACTTGATTGAGGTATTCCTCTTTGACTGTATTCCATTTGTCTTTGTTGGATTCTGTCATATTGTTCCTTACTTTTGGCTCTTCTCTTGTTAATTAAATTAAAAATAGGTTTTAAGATGTTTTGCTTAACCCAATTTTTACTAATCAATGCTCGTTGAGTAAGATATAAGTCATGTTTGTTTCTAATAAAGGCATCATTAAAATAAGTTTTAATAGTTGATGGTGTTATTGTTTCAAAATTAAATTCTTCTTCTAATATCTCTATTATCCTTTCCTTAAATCCTTTAACAGTATCTAACTTATACTCTTTATGTTCTTCATTCCACCGTTGAATAGATTCAGCACTTCTTTTCTTATCCGGTAATCTTGCTCTTTTCGTAGGATTTTTCTTTCTCATAGCAGAAGCAATTTTTGCACCAACAGTAATAAGATATGCTCTTGCTTCATCGGGAACTGTTATTCTATTTAACTTATTACCATAATGTGACTTAATCCAACTAGAATCTTTGACAGTAACAAAATATCCTTTTTCTCTTAAAATCTTCAAAAGGCCCGATTGATTATCAATTGTTCTATCTGTAATAAATTTAAATGAATCTTGAATAAACTTCTTTGAGCCTTTTGGTGCAAATCGAATACTACCATCAGCCATTCTTTCGGCAGGGTCAGGGCTTTGTGGAGGTTCGATATGAAGGACTTTAGCAGGATTATCTCTATCCCACGCCTTTACTGTTTGTTCCAAATAGTCGGGATTCCACTCAAAATGCTTATCAGCCTCCGGCATATCAATAACCGGTCTTTTGAGTATAGCCCACCAATTCATGTTATATCCCCTATTAAAATTAATGAAAAGTCGTTTTTGAAAAAATGTGGCGGAATTTTTTTGGCACTAGCAAAAATTTTTAATTGATTTATTATGTATTCCCAGTTTAAAAATAGTTATTTTAATAATAATATTTAAAATAGTTTTGTTTGTTTAGTTTTATTAGGATGCATTAATGTTATAATATCTTCTTTTAATAGTTTTAGTTTTAATGCTATTTGTCTTAATTGCTTCTTATTGGCATCATTTGTCTGTATATTACGCTTTGATGTAGATTGTCTTATGTCTATTAGTATAGGGGTTATAATATCAATGATGCGAGATAGTTCAGTTAATACCTCATTATCATCAGTCATAAGACTCCCCTGCTAATGCCTATCTGTATTGGGTATTAAGCATATCGTTTTTAGGGGTAATAAGTTGATATAGGCGGCGTTTTATTTAATAATAACATCTTTAATTGATTTATATTGATTAAAATAGACTATTAAACGTTATTTTAATAATAAAACAATAAATAAAAAATTTAGACAAAGCCATATGGTTGTATAACTTGAGGTAAATAGAAATAATAGGTATCTATATAGACATATTTAGAAATAATGTTTTGATTGAGTATAAATAGCAATAGACTCAATATGAGTCAAACCTATGCAAACGAAGAAGATAAACCCTAATTGATTTACTGAATTATAATTAAAACATATAGTAATATACCCCTATTATATACATCTATATAGACATTAATCGACACAACCATATGGTTGCTTTGCTACCTCGAATCATATACTCATTGAATACTAATTACTGCGAGGAGACATATATGATTGAAATACTGCAAAATTACCTAATAGAAGCGATTACCCAACTACAAGTTATGAAGGCGATACAAGACGAACAACCTGTAATACCGTCCGTTATTCCAGTTTGGGAACAAGAAGGAACATTGGACTATATCCTACATGCTTGGGATTTGGTGCAATTTGAAGAATACCGACAATGGGCTACTCAATTTTACGGAGTTGGTCTTTAATGCGAACTACAATTAAAGTAGATACACATGGATGCACTTTTGATTACTTTATTGCATTGATACACATGTTTCCGAAAGGAGAATATGTATGTCCCAAAGACGATTCATGCTATTGGTTCACCTTTGAAGGATTTACCTTTTTCTTGGATATGGAGTTTTATCAGGAATACAGAGAATACAGAAAAATAGGAGAGGAACAAGAATGAAAACAGAAGAAATGATGAATATAGAACAGATTGATGAAATTGCCGAGTTACTCGGACAGAGAAAAGAAGCGAGTTATTGCACTATGGGCAACTTTGGCACTAATTTGTTGAAGATGCTTATGTTTTTGGTTGGACAATCTTACGAAAGTCGAACCTTGAATTATGAGTGTGTGAAAATGGTTCTTGAGCATATTCCCGCAACCAACTTTGAATACATCAAACAAATGGTGCTTTCTTTCAATCAAGAACAGCAGAAATATAAAGAATCTCAAAAGAAACGCAGTCGATTGACCGATATAAATGCGGATTTACAGGCGAAGGTTGAATTGACTTATTATTGGCGACAACAAGCGGTATTCAATCAAACGATGCTAATGCAAAATACGCCGGTAGGCGAAGCAACAAGAGACACTATTCGTATGCTGGATTCTTGAAGAAAACCTGCATCAATTCGTGAATTAGGGGAGAATCGGCCTTAATTGGTCGGTTCTCTCCATTTTTTTTGTTTTCAGGGTTCGCAAGCCACAAAGTAGAACCATATGGTTGCATTCTTTGATAGCAGCCCACCAAAAAATAAAAAAAAGATTCGTGGCTGATTCCCCCCACTTGGATTTGCCACAGACTTATTACGCCGCTTTAGACTACTTCAACCCGTTTCCTCTTCAATTGCCTCCGGAGCCTCAAAGAGTAATAATGGTCGGTTCATGCTTGCTACCCGAATTATCGCATTGGGTGGGGGGAACCACCGTATAGTCACAAGGAGGGATATATGTCACTTGAGACAATAATTAACATGTAATAAGTATTTATTGGGGTTATTCAAAGCACAACCATATGGTGTGCTTTGACGGCCTGAATATATACTAATTGAATACATATATTTGCTTCGTGGGCGAAGTGGTTCAATTATTCGGCAACTCCGAATAGGAATGGTGAAAATTATGGCTATGGAAAAACAAAAATATGAAGAAAAAGCAAACGAGATTTTAGTATGGTTGAAAGTGAACGATGCAGGTGCTTTAGGCCCAGTTATCGAAGCAACTCTACAAGCGGGATTATCCGCAGAGACTGATGATGACCGAGATAAGTTTTGGGCCAGTGTTCGCTCATTGTGCGGAACACTCCCAAACTCCCCGATTCGCAGAGGTATTCAATCCAACCTCACAGCGGAGCAGAGTGCAAATGTGGATTCTGTCGTGAGTCGTATCGAAACTGCATTTGCTTCAATTGGTGAAGCAGATTTGATACTCGATGTTATGCATCCTCGACAGCGTGGCGATTCAATCGGTCATTATGATTCAATTGAAGATTGGGCTAAGAATATGGCTCAATCAGTTATGCGCCAACTCAAGGTCGCTTTGAAAGAAAAGCGTTGGGACGGTTCATTGACTGACGGACTAACAAACATGGCTCTAAAGGAGCCAAAAGCAGAAACAACGGAGGTTCCCTCCGAAGAGTGAATGAGTAATTGATTCACTTTGCCCATGTTGCACCCCCATCCTGCCCAAATCGGGCGGGGTGGGGATTTTTTTTCGATTTGGTTTGGGGTTGGTCTAAAGACAAACAAAGCACAACCATATGGTTGCTTTGTAGCCCTGATTCTTATACCTATAACATAGTTATTATCATGCGAAGAGATATAATGTGTGAATGCAATGAAATAACATGGTATGATGAAAATGGTGGAACAGTGGCATTTGTTGATGCTATGAGATTTCTTTTGGGTATCTGCAAATGTGAGGTGAAAGAATGAGAGGATTTATTTACGAAGCAATTCGTCGATGGAACATGGAAGCCCATTTATACACTGATTGGGAACATGACATGGAAATTGTATTTGAACGAATAATGGATAATATCGAAAAGGAGAGATTAGAATGAAATGTAAAAAACCAATGAAGCACCGACCAGCGATGGAAGGCGTAAAAAACTGCAAAGCCTGTGAACGAGAAGAAAAGGAACGCAAAGCCTTATTTTGGGCAAGACGAACAGGGCCTTTTGGTTGGTGAATAATATGGATAAATTGAAAATTAGAATAGAAACAGACGAATATGTGTATGAGGAGTGGATTATAGATGGATGAAAAAAAGATTATAGAAGAAGAATGGCGAGATATGTGCGATGGTTGGATTTCAATGCGAGATGTTATGATGATTGCATTGATTGAGGATGTATTGCCGGATGAAGCATACGAGAATGCTTTTGAGAATATTCTTGAAATGCTTCTTGACGACCACCATGATATTTCAATCAAAAGTATCAAGAAATTACTGAAAACTTACAGCGAGTATTGGGAGAAGATATTTCTGTTTCAACCGTTTTTTGAGTAATTAGAAAAAAATCGAAGATTTGGTCGGAAACGGCCAAGTCTTCTTTTTTTTGTAATTTTTTTTCTGCGAAGCCTCGCTCAACAAAGCACGCTACCAAGTTACATAGTCACTCGTATGTGTAAAATGGGTGTAAAATATATAGCCCTAAATTATTCCCTCTTCGACAGTATCTTTTCCAATTGCCCTTATATTGTATATCATATAACTATACTATACTATATCTCTTGAAAACTTCCATCCTATCATCCATCCTATTTCGTAGGATGCTTAACTTGAAAGTGAGTTGTGAGATATGTTCATAAGTATGAATTATTAATATATTTTTATTATCTATCCTATCTATCCTATCATCCTATACCCCCCTTAGTCACATTGAGAGGTAACCTCATAACCCCATTTTTATTTAGGGGTTATAACCTCGTTTTTATTTAGAGGTTATGAAAATGCACAGTTCATCAAGAAAGGCAACCCCCATAGGATAATAGGATGGATAGGATGTATGGGCGCAGTATAGCGTTTTTCCATCCTAAACCCGTAGGATTGAAAATAGGATGAATCGTAGAACTTTCGTTTGTCTAAAATAGATGAAATCAAATTATTGATTCAAAATGAGTTATGGATATTATAGTGTAGAAAGAAATGGCCCGTTTCTCTGTTACTTCGATTTACAATGTTGGAAAATGCTGATTCGGGATTCTCAATGATGTAGATTCTACATCAATTGCTCAATATGACATCGCTTTATATATGGGTAGCATGTGGAGAGATTGCCCCAGTGGGGCAGGATATGATAAAATGGATAATGTAAAGTGGGATAGTCTCGTTATCGAGATTAACGATTACTTAGAAGCAGATGAAAACTTAGATGGCGCACTCAAGCAAGTTGTTGAGTTGCACCTCCAAGTTGGACAAGAAAACCCGAATGAGCGAGAAGCGGCGCAAAACGCACTTAAGGCTCTACTTAAAGGCCGTGACGGAACACCATTCCGCCGAGGACAAAAGAGTAGCGTTCCAGCAAGTGTTCGTGTCGCTATTGACCGAATTTGCGGTGTAGTGAATGAAGCAAACTTGGCTTATTACGGTCATGACGGTATTATTGCGTCATTGTCGTTTAAGCACACAAAGTCTGGTGGCGGCCTTTACGAAGACGCTGAAGAGTTTGCATCTGCTCAAACTAAGAAAATGCGAAACAAACTATCTTCTATGTTCCGTGACGGTTCATGGGATGGTAGCGTTAATTCGCTCCTTTCGACCGAAGAGTGAAGTTAATTCACTTCTTTAGTTTTAACTTAATCTAAATGATTGAGTAAGCCGAAACATTGGGGGCTTCGGCCCCCTTTGTTTCCTTTTTTACCACATGGGAGTTTTCTTCGGTAATAAAGCCAATTGCATCTCGCATTCTTGGCTGAAATCGCATGTTTTCAGTTTTGGCTTTTCTCCCGCCTGTGGTTCGTCAATCAATGGCCTATTTTGAGCCATTGATTTTTATTCCTAATAATTGAGCAATAAGGGGGGGCAGGTCAGGCCCTACTATATACTCATCACCGCCTGATTACTGGTTTGAGTCTAATAGAATCATTAACTAACAATTAGTTGAATAGATTCATAATCAAACTAATGTAACAATTCATGGGCGAAGTTGAGAGTAAATCGAAACGGGTGCGACAAGAAGTAGTAGTTGAGCAATCAACTTAATTTGTATCTCCTTCGCCCTCCTATTCTAATAATAAAAATGAAGGTAATTTAAATGAGTAATATAACAGGAACTAATGAACAAGAAGCGATATGGGAAGCCATTGAAAATACTAATGATGATATTGTAGTTAATGCTGGTGCTGGCACTGGTAAAACATTTACTATTGTAGAAGCATCTGGAAGACTACCTAATTATCTAAAGCGTGGTTTTCTTTGTTTTAACAAATCAATTCAAAAAGAATTAGCAAACCGACTACCGGAAGGAGTAGAAGCAAAAACATTCCATGCTCTCGGATTTGGTGCTTTCTTCAAACAAGGACTGCGACCTAAAGTAAGCAATTACAAGGTTAAGAACATTATTGATTCAATCCCTGCTCTTGGTAGAGACTACAAGAGCGCACATCAATTGGTTAAATTGATTAGTTTAGTTAAAGGTTCTATGATTGATTGTAAAAACGAAGAGCAGATTCGTGGGCTTATTGATTATTATAGTATTGAGTTTAAAACTGCTTTAGAAGAACAGTTGGGAATTGAGCATGTTTGTATGATTCTTGATGACTGTAAAGCAAATACTAATCAAATTGATTATGATGATATGATTTGGATTCCTTTAGTAAAAGAATGGTCTTTTCCTAAGTTCGATGTTCTATTCGTTGATGAAGCACAAGACTTCAATGAAATGCAAAGAGAGTTGATTGTTCGATGCACTACAAATGGTCGATGTATTATTGTTGGTGATAAAAACCAAGCAATCTACGGATTCCGAGGGGCAGATAGTAATTCAATGGCTATTTTCTCCGAGCGTTTAGAAAAGATGGGTAAAAATGTCCGTCATTTTCCTATGACATTGACATGGCGTTGTCCAAAAACGGTTGTTGCGGAAGCAAACCGATATGTCAAGGAGTTTAATGGCCTTGATACTGCCGAAGAAGGTTCAGTAAATGTTAATTCTCACTTTAATCCTGTAAAGGATGACATTGTTCTTTGTAGATATAATGCTCCTTTAGTAAGTGCTTTTTATGATTTGCTTACACAGGGCAAATCCGCATATGTTCTTGGTCGAGATATGCACAAAGGATTGGTTAATGCAGTAAGAAAGATTACTAAGCATGATAATATGAGCAGTAGTGAGTTTGTTAATTTACTTGATACAGATTTCAATACTCAATACATGCGATTGGTTAATGCTAATAAACAAAACCAAGCAAATAGTCTTGAAGACAAAATAAAATGTATTCTTATTTTTGCTGGTCGTGCTGATACTGTTGGTGGAATTATTGCTGAAATCGAGCGAGTTTTCCGAGATAACAATACGGGAGATATTATGCTCTCTACTGTTCACAAGGCAAAGGGATTAGAAGCGGATAATGTTTATATTCTTGCTACTGATAGAATGCCACACCCAAAGGCAACCAATATGCAAGAAGAACGCAACATCTGTTATGTTGCTATTACAAGAGCAAAGAAGAATCTATATTATGTTGGGCCACGCCCAAAAAACTGAGGAAGTAAAATGCCCAAACTGACAGAATATCAGCATTTACTATTAACTGTGTTTGATAGACCAATGGAAGAGAGTAAAAAGCAAAAAGTTCCAGAGATAAAATTTATGAATTTTGCGATTTGGAAACATTTGAAAGAAGAAGAATTTGATTGTCTATACGGTATTCTAAACTCAGATTTGTTTAACCATCTTAATATGGAACAAAGATATGAATTATTTTACCGAAATGTTATTTATTACAATAATAATCGAAGGCGTAGAAAGCAAAGAGAATATGAATTAAATGCAAGAAAAAGGAGAAATAAAAATGGAACAATATAAGTATTTATTGATAACGGTATTTGATAGACCTATGGAAGAGGCAATTAGGAATAAATCTCCAGTAAAGGGATTTATGCAATTGGGTATTTGGAAAAAAATGACAAATGAACAATTTGATTGCTTATACCGTATTTTAAATACCAAGACCCTCAATGAAGACCAAAGATATACTATTTTCCATAACAGCATTTATATCTACAATTCTGTGTTGAAAGAAACTACCAGAGTTAAGAACAAGAAAAAGATTAGATTACAACAAAAAAAATACCGTGAAGCAAATAGAGATAAACTTAGAGAAAGAAATAAAAAATATCGAGAAGCAAATAAAGATAGAATAAGTGCTCGAAAAAAAGCAAAATATTGGAGGAATAAAAATGGAACAAATAATTGAAGCCAAGCGAGACTTGGGCGAAGGAAGATGGGATAAAATCCTAAAGCGTAAAATGGTTGAATTGTCATTTGCTGATACTTATGAAGAAGCGAGAGATGAATGGGAAGCAACTGGTAATGTGTATAAACACACTCATAGAGGTAATGAACCGGAATGGACTAATGGACATACCGGACATTGTTTATGTGGGCATCCAGTTGTTTATCATTTTGAAATACGCAATACTGTAACAGGTGTTCATGAATGTGTTGGTTCAGACCATATCGGTGCTTATTTAATTATACAACAACTTGTTAATATGGGCCATCAAGAAGATGAAATCACAGATAAAATGATTGAGGATTGGTTGAAAGACCGTGTTCAATCTATGAAGAGTGAAGCGTGGTGGAAAGAGAATGGTGAACATTTTACTGAGATGTATAATGCTATTCAAGAATTAGACAGGGCTGTTAATATTAAAGACAGACAAATTCGCTTTAATGGTAATACTTATCATTATAAGTATATTCCTAAAACAAGAGCAACCGGTAAATTAGGAGATAGGGGCTATCAAATGGCTTCTATTGTTTATCGTTGGGATGACCCAAATAACCCTAAAAGACAAATTGATAAGTATGGCTATCCTAATGATAGGCTTTGGGCAGACTTGAATCTATTCTACCACACTCGACATTTATATCAACATAAATTAGATAACGACATCAAAACAATCAATGATTATAATACTCAACACAGAGAACGCCAAATTGCAGATGCAGAACGACGCAGGAAGTTAAAGGCTAAGAGAGAAGCGGATAGAATTGCTTGGGAAGCAGGTGCGGAAGAAAGAGAAAGAAAGCGCATTGCACTAATAAAAGAAGATAAAAGGCGAGCAATCCTACGAAGACAAAGAGAAGCCGAAAAAGCAAAAACAATCATGGAAAAGTCAAGTGAAACTTTTACTGATATGTGTGATTATTATGGTATTAAAGAGTTCAATATTGAAGAAAACTATAACTCACATCAAATAAGAAGCCTCGCATCAATCAAACAAATAATTATTGAGGGTCGTGAACTTCAAAGACACCATTTAGACCAACTTAAAAGGCTATTAGGAGAGAATAACAATGAATAAAGAGAAATTAAAGGAATTAAGAGAACATTACAGTAAAAAATATATGGAGGACTTTAATAAGCCACATCCGCCACCAGTAAAGACTTTTGAAGAGTGGCTACTGTTTATGTTAGATTTGGTAGAAGGAGAGTATGTGGCATATGTATCTGCCCGACATAGAGAAGATATGAGGGATATTTATGAATAATATATGTAGTATATGTAAAGAAGGAAATGCAGTAACAGATTGTGATAAGTGCGGCAAAAGAACTTGTCGTAGTTGTTCGAGATTAATTGTAATTAACAACGAATTGACGGTAATGCACAAAGCGTGCGTTCCTAAGCGTTATTTGAAAACTCCAGCCAGTTGATTTGTGATGTTTCTCAACTGGCCGGTTCCTTTGGGTTTTATAGAGTAATAAAGGTTTAAACTTTCAAACCGCTTGATGGGGTCTTCATAATTAGCCCCAACCTTTTCCCAAATTAAAGGAGGCATTAAAATGATAAATTGGATAAAGAGTTTCTTCGTTACAGAAGAAAAAGAAACTAAGCCAAAGTGCGCTTCATGTGGACTTGGTGCAACAAAATATGTGTTGATGGAGTTTAAAACATTAGCACTTGAAGAATTAGAAGAAAAAATAATGATAAAAATATGTGATGGTTGTTATGACGAAATATATGAAAGATACAATCCGAATTGGCTCCCACCGCCTGTTCAAAAAAGAATACTTGAATAGGTTGGTAGCCTTAGAAGAACAGAGAATAATTCTCTATAAACAATATGTGGCTGATGGTATGCGCCACTATGAAGCATACCAAAAATCAAAAAGGAGATTAAAATTATGATAATTAAATTAAAATGTAAATGTGAAAAAAATGAAACTGAATATGATGATGACTACGGTAGTGTAGATTTTGTTGATGCAATACGCTATCTTATGTCAATCTGTGATTGTGAGGCGATTCAATGAAATATAAAATAGAAATAGATTTAGAAACAACAAACCTTAATTGGTTTTATGATTTGATGTGGGAAGTCTCAAAACAATTGGAGGCTAATGAAAGCATTGATTGGAAGTATCATATTGTAGGGGATGAAGAAGAATGATAGTTAATGAAGAACTATACAAAAGAATGATTCTATACATAGCAGAAATGAACAACTGTTATGATGAATCAATATATGAAAACTTTGGAATAACATGGATGCAACTACATAAATTGCGAGCGTTAATAGAAGGTGAAGAAGAGTGAAAGAAAAAATAACCTATGGAAGCACAATACATTCAGATGATACCGTTACAAGAAGAACAAGATTCGATTGTAACTCTTTAAAAGAGTTTAAATCGTTTTGGCAAAATAGACTGACGCATACTTCTAATAATGAGAATGCTTCATGGACTGCAAACATTGAACTTTTGTCAATTGAAAGAAAAGACTATGTGACGAGTGAAGAATATTTTGCGCTTCATATAGATGATATTATAGTAGCACTTGAATGGTTTGAAGGTGAAGAAGAATGAATATATTTGCCCTATCAGAAAACCCAGTAAAAGCGGCAGAACAAATGATTGATAAGCATGTAATTAAAATGCCTACCGAAACATGTCAAATGCTTCATACTAACATTATTTACATGGCTTATCGTCAAACATACGATAAAGAGCCTCAATTGAAAGACCTTAAGGCTTTTCATGTAGCATGTGGCTCAAAATTGATGAAGCCAGCCATGCTAAACCACCCCTCAACCATTTGGGCGAGGCAATCTATACAGAACTTTGCTTGGTTATATGAACATGGCTTGGCCCTTTGTCAAGAATATACTCATCGTTATGATAAATCACATGGTTCTCTTGATAGAATCCTTGATGTGAACATTCATGAAGATTTGATATTTAGACACGGCTATCCGCATAGCGGATTAACGCCAGTATCTATTGCTATGTTCGATAAATACCGACTGGATGAGAAAGAGTATTACAATCGTAACCCCAATGCTAAAGATTGGGAGTTTGTAATTGCTTCTTACAGACACTATTACCTTGAAGGTAAATGGGAGTTTGCTACATGGAAAACAAAGTCACCGGATTGGTGGCCCGAAAACCATTATGGTAACATGATGGCAAAAAAGGTTGAAGCGTTCAACCAAACTTATAATGCTAAATTACAGGAGGAATAAATATGATAAATGATGGATATTGGCTAGCCCAAATATTAGAAGAATTAAAGAAATTAACAGCCCATTTGGGTATAGAAGGAGATGAAGAAGAATGAATGAAGAATTATTAAAAGAATTATATGATGATATGCTAGATGAATGTTACCCAATAATTAAAATTGGTAGTTTAGAGTATTTACCATCAGTGGGATTGTACATTGTTTTTTTCACTAGAACGTCTGTATTGACCCAATAGCATACAGAGTTGGAATGAGTGACTACGAAAGTTGTCTTCGGGAAGATTATGAAAACGGTTATGGTTATGAAGAATTATTTGGAGATGAAGAAGAATGAAAGAAATAAAATGTCAAGGAGAAGATTGCGGAAGAATGGCGAAAGAAGTTGATGAAGATTATTATGCCTGTTACCGTTGCGGTTGGGCAGGTAGTGAAAATAACCCTGTCGTTGTTTTAGAAAAGAAAATAGAAGAACTAATGTCGGAACTAAGAGATTGCCATGATTTACTTAATGACTGTGGCTTTTTCTATGAAGATGGAAGATGGATTGACCCTCAAGATGATTCGGAGGACTTAGAATGAATTGTGAAGAATGTAATAATGAAGGTCAAATATTACAGTTTGATTTTCAGCATGATGTAATGATGCGTATTCAATGTCCTCATTGTTTAGCACATGAACAAATGAAATATGATTTAAGTATCAAAATGGCAAAAGTGTTCATGGATTTAAGCATTAGTAGAATGGCTCGAATGTTGTCCGATACTCTAATTAGTCTTGTTGATGCTGACGATAATCCCGATTATGAGCGTCTATTTGCACTTGTAGCCGCAAAGAATAAAGAGTCATTAGCATCATTGTTGCAGGTGATGGCGTGACGACAACAAGCCAAGAGGAATATGATATGATAGGACAAATAGACAGAAAAGTGCTTAATTTATTATATAAGAACGGTGAAATTAGTCTTGGTGAGATTCAACAAATACTTGTAAATAGTGATTTAGAATTGAATGTTGATGAAGTTATTTCATACAGTGAAATGCTTGTATTTGAATTACAAAAGAGATTTTTAGAAAATGTAGAAGTGCCTTTATTTTCTATCAATTCTGATAATGTAAGGTTTGTAATACATGAAGAAGCACTATGGGTATTAGACCAAATATCACAAGAAGTGTATGACGAAAACGGAGAGGTAGTTGCCAAAATACTACCAAATTTTGAAATGGAGGAATATCAATGAACATAATGGAAAAGGAAAGAAAAGTCGAATTTAGAATGGTTGATGACGCAGAGTTGCCACCTATTGTAATTACGATGGATGAAGAAGATAACCCTAAAGTAATAGTTAATATATACCATAGAATATGGATTAGTTATAATAGAAAGGTTATTGCAGGTATTATCGAAAGCCTACAAGGAAAGATGGATTCGCTCTTAGATGCGTATTTATTGGAACAAAGAAATTTTGAGAAAGAAGATAGGGCTTATGAAGCCGAATATTGAAAGGAAGTGAAAAAAATGAATAAGAAAGAAATGAAGCAAAATGAAAAGACAGCCCAACCCACATCGCTTTATAAGGGTGTAGGGTATGGAGAGAATGCAACGGAGGAATATGAATGATTAAATTACGAATACAAAACGAAACCGGACACACAGACCTTACACTTGAAAGTAGTGGGGTTCTTGAGCAAATTGACACACACCCTACTCATTGGGTGTTTATTGACAATGTTATGGTTTCAAGGGAAAATATCACTGAAATTAACTGGGATTCAGTTACTAAAGTTGATTTGACCCCTGCTATCGTTGGCGGATAAGTAGGTTATTAAACCGACCACAACTTGCGAATCTTGGGGTGGGGGTGTTGCCTTTCGGGGCAATCCCCTGCCCCTTTTTTGAGTGTGGCAAACATGGACTTATTCACTTTTATCTCTAAAGAAGCATTAAATCTTTTCTTTGAAACAAAAGGATGGAAAATGCTCATACCGATTGTTTTTGAAGAAAAAGCGGTTTTTAAACCCGACTTCTACGAAGATATGCACATTATAGCGCAGGGTAAGTCTGGAAAAATATGCGCTAAAGGACATTCAATTATAAATTATCAAGGTAATACCTTCGATTGCGTTAATATGCTTATATCTAAGCATGGAGAAACAGCAATTGAAGATTTTGATAACTGGCAGTTTATTGAAGAAAAAGAATGGGTCATTTACAAAAATGGTGAATGGATTCATTCTTTTACTTCGCTGTTAGAATTACCAAATGCAAAAAAATTTAGGTGTTAATCATGCAAACAGAAATTACAGAAAATAAAGCGATTCAAATTTTATCCGACATTACAGTGCATATGAAATATGCTCGGTATCTTCCCGACTTACAAAGACGGGAGACATGGGATGAGATTGTTTCAAGAAATGAACAAATGCACATTAAAACATATCCACAATTAAAAGGTGAAATAAATGAAATCTATACAAATTATGTCAGAACCAGAAAAGTCCTCCCTTCTATGCGCTCTATGCAATTTGGGGGGAAGCCTGTTGAGATTAGCCCGAATAGGGTCTATAACTGTGCTTATATGCCTATTGATTCCTATATTGCTTTTAGTGAATCTATGTTTTTACTTCTCGGTGGAACGGGGGTTGGTTATTCAGTCCAAAGACATCATATTGAGCAATTGCCTGAAATACAACAGCCCAATAAAGAAAGAACTCGCCGTTATCTCATTAATGATTCTATTGAGGGTTGGGCTACTGCCGTAAGAGATTTAATGGAGTGTTATATGGGAGTAAGAAAGAGTAGTCCAAAGTTTGATTATTCTGATATTAGACCTAAAGGTTCCTTATTGAAGACTTCTGGTGGAAAAGCACCCGGCCCTCAACCTTTGCGTGAATGTTTAGTAAAGGTCGAAGGTATGTTACAAAACATCCCTAATGGTTCTAAACTGTCTCCTATTCAAGCACATGATATTATGTGCCATTTGGCTGATGCTGTATTAGCCGGAGGTATTCGTCGTGCGGCTATGATTAGTTTATTTAGTGCTGATGATTCTAATATGCTTTCATGTAAATCTGGTAATTGGTGGGAAAATAACCCACAACGAGGTAGAGCAAACAATTCAGCAGTATTGCTTAGACACAGAATTGATAAAGAGTTTTTTATGAATGTATGGGAAAGAATACAATTAAGTGGTAGTGGAGAACCCGGCCTTTATTTCAGTAATGACAAAGATTGGGGAACTAATCCTTGTTGCGAAATTGCACTAAGACCATTTCAATTTTGTAATCTTACAGAAGTGAATGCTTCTACTGTTGAAGGACAAAAGGACTTAGAAGACAGAGTAAAAGCGGCGGCTTTCTTAGGAACATTACAAGCCGGATATACTGACTTTCATTATTTGCGTGATATTTGGCGTAGAACAACAGAAAAGGATTCTTTGTTGGGAGTATCTATGACAGGTATTGCTTCTAACATTGTTGAGAAATTAGATATTGAATCTGCTTCTCTTCAAGCAAAATTAGAAAACCATAGAATTGCTAAAATACTTGGTATTAATCCAGCGAGTAGAATTACTTGTGTTAAACCCGCAGGAACTACTTCTCTTGTATTAGGTTCTTCATCCGGTATTCATGCTTGGCACGATGATTATTATATTCGTCGTGTTCGAGTTGGTAAGAATGAAGCCATTTATAATTACTTGGCTAAAAACCACCCCGAATTGGTTGAAGATGAATACTTTAATCCAACAGAGCAAGCAGTTATCAGTATTCCTCAAAAAGCACCAGAAAACGCAATTACCCGAAGTGAAAGCGTATTTGATTTACTTGAAAGAGTAAAACAATTTAGTATTCGTTGGGTTAATAATGGACATGTTGATGGAATGAATACACATAATGTATCAGCGACTATTTCAATCAAAGAAGATGAATGGGATGATGTTGCTGAATGGATGTGGTTTAACCGTCATTATTATAATGGGCTTTCTGTTCTTCCTTATGATGGTGGAACATACAAACAAGCACCATTTGAAACAATAACTAAAGAAGAATATACTAATCTGTATTCTCTTCTTGGTTCAATAGACCTAACTAAAGTAACTGAAAGTGAAGACAATACTGACCTTTCTGGTGAAATAGCCTGTGCCGGTGGATTGTGCGAAATCTAAGGTGATTGAGTATGGCTCTTTCTTATAGGAAGTTATCTTATGACGAATATAAGAAAGCCATATTGTCTTTATTGAATGATTTTTCTAAACAATCAAAAACTAAACTATTATTGGCAATAGAAGTTTGTGAAGAGTTACCGCATGATGATAGGTTATATAGGATTGAACAAAGTTTAGATACTGCTCTATGGGAGTTTGATGAAGCAATTGAAATCGGTTTCAATAAGTGGAAAGATAAACATTTAGTCGATAGAAGTAATGCAATCATATATCATGAACTGAATAAAGATGAATGTAATTATGATTGCGAAGTATGCAAATTAGTATTTGGGTGGAAGTCATGAAAGAAAAAGACCCAAAGTATGTTAAGAGTCACCGTTCTTACAAAAAGAGGATAGCAACCTCTTGTCGCATATGCGGCAAACAATTGCTTATACCCGAAGAAATTAAAAAAGAAATGCACGAAGAATGTGCTTTAAAGAATAAAAATGATAACATATATATGATGTGATAATATGAGAGAAATAGGAATAAAAATTAGAAAACCGGATGACACCAGAGAATATTTTCCGACTGTTAAGGTAACATCGGAATCAATATCCAATTATGGTGCAGGTTGGGAATACAAGGTAGAATACCAAAGGAATAAAAAAGACCCAATTCATGCAGGTCTTGTTGCCTTTTGGAAAGGTGCTTTGTCTAAAAAGAACACTTACAATTCTATTAGAATAAAATTTAAAGAAGGAATACCAATACTACTTAAGATTGAAGAGTTACCAATAGCAATTCAAAGAACTAAAGGCCGTTATAAATTAAATGGTAAATCGGAATCCGCTACCACTATTGCTAATGCTCTTGCGAGAGTAACAGTGACAGCAATTAGAGAAAAGTCAGCAACTAAACTATTGACATCACTGATGAAAGTTTTGAGTCTTTCTGAGAATGTAAAGTATTGTCTCGAAAATCGAGTTCCTTTTCATTATTATATTAACTTTGAAAGGGTAAATGTTCGTTTGAATGTTCAACAGATTTCCGAAAAGGAGTGTGCTATCGAAATAAGTGATGGAGTTTGGGCAAGCATAACGAATAAAGAACTCGATAAGTTTTGCACATTCTTTTTGCATGGAAAGAAACAAGGTAAGTTTAAACATATGGGAATAAAAAAACTATACACTTATCTCATGGGAAATAAACCCAATGATTCGGACTTAGAATTGATGCGTCAGTTTTTGCGACAAAATAGACAACAGGATATTGTAGAAGACAGAGCAATACAACTCTTGCATGAATTGGTAGAAGAAGCACCCGACCGACTTCATTTAGTAATGAACGGAAAAGAACCGGAGTCCCTTTATGTTAAAGGGCAAGCATATGACTGGCTTTTAACTGCAACCGAGTTTAAGAGTGACATTCAAATGGTATCTACATATATTTGCCAACCCATGCCACAAACTAAAGACGATAAGCCTTTAGACTTCATAGATTGTGAATGGAAATGGAAAGGCCCAATTTGCATTGATAATATGGCGAAGGGTTCTTCACTTGGCGACCAGTTCGCAACAAGAGCCTTAGCGTTAATTAACGATACTCATACAATAAGAATTGTAAATACAATTAAAAGATATATAATTGCTGATGAAAATACAAATAGGAAGGATTTTGATGAAATGCTTAGAGTGCAACACAAGTAATTTTGAATATGATGAAGTAATGGGAGAAACCGCATGTAAAGAATGCGGGTTGATTGCTATTACTGAATTGTTTGAAGAACGACAGATTTCAGTAGATAAAGAGGTGCTGAAAAGTTCTTCCGAAAGAACAACAGAATTAGGTAGCGTTATTGCAGGTAAAGGTAAAATGGCTCACATTCATAACAGATATAGTAGTAAGGATAATCATATTAAAAAAGCAATAGTTTTAGGACAATTAGTTTTATCAAGTGTATTTGATGCCAATACTACTCTTCGAGATAGAGTCGGTGAAGTATATAGAGAACTGCATTCTAAGGGTATATTCAAAGGAGTTACTTTAGAAATAAGAGCGACTGCGGTTGTATGGTTTGTTATGAAAGAAAACAAAACACCCATTACAGCAAAGAAAGCAAGTAAGGAGTATGATTGCGGCGGTAAATCATTGAATCGTTTAATACGAAAAATCAACTCTTACTATGGTAGTAGAATGAGATATTTACAACCAGACCCACAATACCTATTAAAGAAAGTAGCCAATCAAATAACAGACGATATAGTTTTCATTTCTCAATGTATGGAAACTCTTGAGTTATTTGAGCCAATAGTAATTAGTAGTGACTATAACAAAACACCTGCATACTATGAGAGCATTTGTTGGATTTCAAAGAACATCTTTGTATATCCAAGAGTTACATTGAAACTTATTGCCGAGAAGAGTGATGCTTCTTGGTCGGCAATACAAAAACAAACTAAAGTCCTTTTAGGATTAATTGGATTAGAAACTTGTGCCCAAGTAAAAGGCAAACAAATAAGTGAATTAGAAAGGAGAGGAAAAATATGAACGAAGTAAAAATAACATACTATAAGAAAAATGAAGATGACCGATTTATACATTTGAAAATAGAAGGAAGCCTAATAATAGGTGATTCAATGTTTTCAAGTATGATTGGAGTAAAGAATGAAGAAGGATTTATTTTAATTCCTATTAATACTGTCACTATGATAGAAGCAAAGGAATTAGATGAAATGTTTTTGACACCACTGGAAATTTTCGGTAAAATAAAAGCAGAATCTTTGGAAAGAGAAGAACAGAACTTAGGTCAGGGAATGAATAAAAATCATCTATTTGGTTGAGGAGAGGAAAAATATGAGAACAATAGAAATTAAAGTGCCATGTGAAATACATGGATTAGAAATATACCATAGTGAAGGCGGTAAAGATTACTGCGAAGAATGTATGGTTGAAAGAATTGAAAGAAATATTGAGGGCTATTCTACAAAAACTATCGCTAGATGGATTCATAAGAACGCTAATTTAGATGCTGATTGGTGGACTATTTTCAAATATGCCCAGTTATATCACATTGAAGAACTTGACGAGGTTATTTTGAATGCTGAATTTCATTCAAAGTTCTTGAAAAGCAAGAAAAAAAGGTTTAATAGATTAAATGAAGGAGAATTTCTTGCAGAAGAAATTGATAAGGAGGAATACTAATGAGAAAAATACTAATAATTGGAACAGGCGGGATTGGGTCATTCTTGACCCAATACTTAGATAAAGTCGGACTATACAACATTACTGTTGCAGACCCCGATATTGTAGAAACAAAGAACTTAACATATCAAAACTTTAAGAAAGGTCATGTTGGGCAGAATAAGGCCAGTGTAATGATGAATGAGTATGAATCAGTCAATCATTTCTCTAAGTTTCCTATTCTTACAATAAAGCAAATGGAAGGTTATGACTTAGTAATATGCTGTGTTGATAATTTGAGTGTTCGTCGAACCTTATACAACACAAGTATTAAATGGTTGGACTTACGAGCGCAAGGTAGGAATGCCGCCCTTGTTAGCCATAGGGCAGATTCTAATATGCACGATACTTTGCTTACGGGCGAAGATGGTTCATTTAGTTGTCAAGGTGATTCTTGGGATGGAACAAACAAAGGCGTTCACTTTATGCAAATAGTAATTGCAGGGATGGGCGCACAATGGATTCAACGATACTTCAATAAAGAAGAAGTATTAGATTTTAAGGTGGTGAATGTATGAGAACATACGATAATTGGACAAAAAAACAAATAGATTATGCGATAAAGGAAAGTAAGGCAGGAAAAACTAGAAATGCAATTGCTAGAGAAATGCAGCGAATATTCGGTGTTAAACGAACAGGAGCAAATGTTTCACAGAAACTGTATAATTTAGCGAAAAAAGAAGAAGAAAAGAAAAAGATAAAAGAGCAGTCTAAACAATTGCAGAAGAAGGATAATGAGGAGGAAGAAAATATGTATGACGATGACTATGAGCCAGCAACGAGAAAACAATGCAATTACTATGCATCATTGGTATTAAACGAACACAGTAATTCAAAAGTTGTAAAGGCATTTACAGAAGAACTATATAAGGATAAAGCACTAAAGGGACTTTTTAGTAAAGAAGAGTGTTCTAAGCAAATACAGATTGCTTTGAACGCTGTTCCTCCTAAAAATATAGCGAGTAGGATGCAAAATCGTTGGACAGACGAACAAGAAAAAATATTATTTGATAATTATAATACTCGTGCCGATGTTCCTAAAATTGCTATTATGCTTAATCGAACAGAAAGAGCAGTTATACAAAGATATACACACATGCGAAAATATGGTTCTTGGGAAGAACTAAAAAAGAATCAACTTATGGATATATTGGCTAAAAAGAGTAAAAGCGAATTACCTGAAAAGATTGAAACTTTTGTAGAAAAGCATGGTAATCCAACAACTCGTCATCTTTCAAATGATGAGAAAGAAATGTTTGAGGAAGTGAAAGAAGTGTTAGAAGAAGCAGTAATTGAACGAAAGCATGTAAGAAGCCGAAAGGCTTGGAAAAATGAAGAAGAGTTTGACCTTCTTTGTAATTTCTATGAATTGTCTATTGATGAAGCAAGAGAACATTTTGGTCGAAGTTACTCCTCTCTTGCACAAAGACTTGAATTGATTGTAGATAGCGAAGAACCCGAATATGTTTTGATGCTTAAGAGAGCCGCTAAGGTTATTTCAAAGCGAAAGAAAGAAGAGGCCAAGAATGCAAAGATGGGCTATTTCAAGCGTCGGAAGATAGCAAGAAAGGCACGAAAGGCACAAAAGGTAGCAAGAAAGGCAGAGCGTCTTGAGGCAAAACTAAACAAACTACGAGGTGAATGAAATGGGAAGAATGAGCGATAAAAGCATAGAAAACGAAGAAAGATACGGAATCAATGATGATGCTTGGGAATACCAAATGCAAGTTAAAGAAGCAAGAAGTGAAATAATTGCTATGTTGCAGAACAATTGGATTGAAGAGTTTGATACTTATGGAGATGATGCAATACATTCTAAGTCTTGGCATTATTCTATTTGGTTTGCTTCAACTCAAATGCTACCAAATCTTGAAGTTCAAGTAGTTATTGATACAAATAATAGAGCATACATTTCATCGGGAACAGCAGGTTATGTTGATTTTCCTATACCGCCAAAGGGATTAACATTACCTATTAAGTGTTGGTTTCATACTCATCCATTTGGTTCAGCCTATTTCAGTGGAACTGATTGGCGAACTATTTCTATATGGAAAGATAATATGAAAACAGCGTATGTTATTGGTGGAGATGAACATTATGGATTTTGGGAACAAAGCAAACCTAATGAGTTAGAGATTAAAGAAAAAGACGGAACATACCGAATACAAATAAAACAAGGAAGTGAAGAAGAATGAAGAAAGGAGATAGAAACGCAAGTAAGTTGCAGGAAATACCAATGAGAGAATACGAAAAAATTACTCTACAAGAAAGACAGGAACGACATAAAGCATTACACCCTAATGATGATAACATTGTAAAGGTTAATGATAATGGAGAACCTGTGAATGGTATTACTTGGAATAAAGCAGGTAAGCATACTAAAAAGATGGATAAGTTTTACAAAGAACATATCTATACTTTTATTGATAGAGATATGAATAAGGCTTGGGTGCGAGTTGCAGGATTTGAGGAGGAAGAATAAATGGATAAAATATGGGGAACAGTAACAATAGATGCTAATTGGCTAAAAGAATACCACCCTAAAGCATTACAGGATTGGATATTTGAAAATGAAAGACGACAGGCTAAATTAAGAATTGCTTTTAATAAGAAACTTGAAAGGGTTCAATACTTTTTAGATAATGACACTGATGATGATGCGAAAACTTTAGAAATTAAAAAGGCTATGCAATTTGCAGTAGATTCGGCTCTTAATGCCGATACGCTCGATACAAGAGAGAGTATGTGGAACGCAATTCGCTCTTTAGGTTCATCATTACCTAATTATCCACGACATAGAATAGGAAAGGAGGAAGAATAATGATATTGAAAGGTTGCGGAGAATGGATTCTTATTGAAACTGAACAAGCCAGTAGAAGTGGAATTATTATGAAAGCGGATAACAAAGGAAAGTGTTTGAGCGCAAGTGATGATTATAGATACTTGATTGGTAAAACTGTTTATTTTGATAACACTGGAACTCAATATCAAACTATTGGAAACTTAACTGTTGTTCCTTTCAGGAAGATTTACGGATATGAGGTGGTGTCATAATGTGCGGAGCAATACCAATTGAATGTGAAACTAAAAATTGTTTGGCTTTAGTTAAATATGATACTATTTGCACCATTTGTAAAAACAATTTAAATTATCCAACGGGGGTCTAATTATGTCAATACCTTTTGAAAAGGGCTGGAATAAAATATCTAAGAAAATCTACACTAATGCTGTTAATCATGGTTTTTGGAAAGAAGAACCTAATGACGGTGAACGCATGGCTTTGATTCATGCTGAAATTAGTGAAGCACTTGAAGCACTAAGGGATGGAAACCCGTCATCTAATAAGATTATTGAGTTTTCTTCTCTTGAAGAAGAATTAGCCGATGCAGTAATTCGTATTATGGATTATGCGTTTGGTAAAGATTTAGATATCGCAGGTGCTATTCTTGCTAAGATGGAATATAATGAAAGTCGTGAATACATGCATGGTAAAACTTTTTGAGGATTTAATATGACAGATAAACATAACGATGATGCAGAATACTTAATTGATTTGATTAAGTTATTCTACAAAGAAATGAGTGAAGGGCCGCCATTACGGTCAAGAGAAATAATGGAAAAATATGAAAGGTTCTTTAGGGGGCAATTGAAATGATTATACATGGAAATGAAGTAAAAGAAAAACTATTACAAGGAATTAATTTAGTAGCAGATACAGTATTACCGACACTTGGCCCACAAGCCAAGACAGTAATCCTTCAAGGAAACCCACCAGTTATTATTAACGATGGTGTTACCATTACTAAGTATGTTTCGCATGAAGACCCTTATGTTCAAATGGGTGTTCAAATGGTTCAAAACTTGGCGAGTAAAGCACAGGATAATTCTGGTGATGGAACAACAACTGCTTGTATTATTGCGAGAGCATTATGTGAACAAATCAATAATGCTGATGTTTCAAACCTTCACACTCTTCGTAAGGAATTGGGTGAAGCACAATCAATTATTGTAGAAGCACTTGAAATGATGGCATGTGATATTGGAGAAGCCGATATTGTTTCAGTTGCTACTATTGCGGCAAACAACGATTCTTACTTGGGTAGTTTAATTGAACAGGCACTTAATGAAGTTGGGCGAGATGGTATTATTACAGTAGAAGAATCAAATAGCCACCGAACAAACTTAGTTGTCCGTAAAGGATTAGAAATTGATGAGGGGTATTTGAGTCATTTGATGGCTAATGGTGATGATGGAAAGGTTCAATTCACCAACCCTCTTATCTTTACTTCTAATTTAGCAATAAAAAACTTTAGCGATATTCTACCAATGTTGGAATTAGCCGCCGTTGAAAAGCGACCAATGGTAATGTTTGTAAAAGGAATGGATGGAAGTGCTTTGAATAATATTATTATGAATGTTCTTCAAAAGACAATTGAAGTTGCAGTTGTTACTGCACCTAATTTTGGTGATGCCCAATTAGATGAATTGGGTGATATTGTTTCTATTGTTGGAGGTCGCCTCTATACTGACGAAAGTAAAGATGACCCTGAATTGATTACTAAGGAAGAATTAGGTTCTTGTGAAAAAATTATTATTACAAAGGAGACTACTACTATTATTGGTGGTAATTCGGCTGATGAAAGAATCAATACTCTTAAGTCTGTATTTGACACACTGGATGATGATTTCGATAAGAAGCGTATGAAAAAGCGAATATCTCGTTTGAGTGGTGGTATTGCTACTATTCAAATTGGTGCTTCTTCTTCTATGGAGATGCGTGAAAAGAAAGAAAGGTTGGATGATGCTTTGAATGCAACAAAAGCGGCATTGGCTGAAGGTATTATTACAGGTGGTGGTCTTGGTTTGTTAAGTGCAAGAAAGAACTTAGCCATTGAAAAGACAGGACATAAGATTGTTTATGATTCTTTAGAGGAACCTGTTCGTGCTTTATTGGGTAACAGTGGTAAAGTTAGTGGAATGGCATTTCAAAATGGCAATCCTAATTATGGTTATAACGCTCTTACTGAAAAGTATGAAGATTTGTTTGAAGCAGGTGTCTTTGACCCTGTAAAGGTAACAAAGGGAAGTTTTAATGCGGCAATCTCTATTGCTTCATTGTTCTTAACTACTGAAGTTGCTGTATTATTGGAGGAATAAATATGGGTAAAAAGTTAAACAGTAAGTCTAAAATATGGGTTGATATGGTAATAACTCATGAGCCTAAAACAATATCTAAAATATTAGATGACCTTTATACTTTGATAAATGTATATAATCGAACAGTATATAAAACCAAAGGTTACATGACCGGACGGTTCATCCCCACCACAACAGAATTACAATACTATCTAAGCAAAAAATACGAATCTGTTTTATTAAAGAATCCATCCAACCCTGTTGTTGCACTACACAACAACAACAAAGTTCGGCACTATTTTAGAAAGGAGGAATAAAATGAAAAAGAGAGCAGTAACGGTAACATTACCTGCGCCACATAATGCGGAAATACCTTGCCCTATTTGCGAAGGAAACAAATGTAAAGTATGTGGTATGAAAGGCAAGTTATCAATTAAAGTTGCGCCGAAGATTCCTATTCAAAGGGCGCATATCATTAAGTATGTTGTAGAAAATATACATGAAGTAGCAAAGGAAATTACTTACAAGTATGGTTTGGTTCCTGAAATACAAACTAAAGAAGTTATTAATGTGAATGATGGGCAGTATGAAATTGTCCAAGTATCAAGCATTGGTGGCTCATGTTGGGTTGTTAATCGTCTTGATGAATTAGAAACCCCAAAGTATTATACTGCAAGAAAAGAATTAGACAAGTTTAAGCAGGGGTGGTTCAATGAGTGATGAATTTGAAACAAGAGGAACAATAGCAAGGGATTCAAATAATGAAATCCTAATTAAAACAGGTGAATATTACAATATCGAAGTCTTGGATATTCGTTGGCACACCTCATCAAAGCCAACAAGAAAAGGTATTCGTTTGAATATGGAAGAAGCAAAGAAATTATTAAATGTGTTACAGAGGATTTTAAATGAGTGAAGAAATAGAAAGAGAATATCAAGAGAAAAGGATTCCTTTTCAACAGGCAAGAAAATCATTACGGTTGGCTAACCCAAAACGACAATATGGAACTGGTTCTGTTGATAGATTCCGAGTAAGAGCGAGTGAACTAATAGATTTGTTTGCGGTGTATGTTGATGAACAAATGATTAAAGCACCCAATACAGGTCATGGTTGTAGAGTTCAACCAAGTAATGTTCAAATGGCTTTCATTAAAATGAAAGCAGAAATGGAAGAATATATTAGTAAAGAAAGAGAATTAATGGCTTCTGTAAGGGTTGCTATGAATGCAAAAAAAGGTGAAGAGGAATGAATTACGAGAAGCATTGGAAAACAGACAAGTCTATGAATCAATGGGCAAAGAAAATGCGAAAGAACTTAAAAGGAAGATATCTTGATTTGTTTAATCAACAACATGCTACCATGAGTAAAGCCAATTTGTATATCAAAGCAACTTTTGTAATCTATTGGGAGATACAAACTGACGATAATTTGTCAAAGTATGCAATTTATATTACTCAAGCCACTCTAATGACAATGGCAGATAAGTTTTTACAGATTAATAAAATGCAAGAAGCAAATGCAGTTCATATGATGAATGTTAATTTTACAAGACTTATAGGTGGATTAGATGAAGAAGAGTGAATGGGATTATTTGTCTAAGGCTATGTGGTCTTATTCGGAAAAGCATGAAGGAACAATTAGTAGCCTATTAAAAGAACTAATTCAGTTGGTAAATCTGAACCTATTTACTGAAAACATAGAGGAAGTGAATATATATGACAATGACGAAAATGACGAGATTACTAGAAGCAACGGAACAATTGACTCCGACTCAACAAATAACTTTAATTTCGAGGGAACTGGAGAATTTTGAAGATAAGCCAACTTTTTTTGCGATTCTATCTCAAGAATATCCATCAAACAATATTGGATTAGCAAAGGCTAAGAAATGGCTTACTAAAATGTATAGGTGTTTTGATGATGAAATTGAACAAGAATACAATGTGCATGATGATTTGGGAGATGCTATTTATTATCTCGATACATCAGCAAAAACAAGAGTAGAACATAGTCTTGCTACATTCCACCGAATACTTTCTTTGGACTGTGGCGGAGTAGATTCTAATGCTTATCGGGCAATTGATTCTTTTTTAGAAGACTTGTCGGCTTTGGAAGCAAAGTGGTTTATTCGTCATTGGTTGAAGACAACCCGTAATGGTTTGCGTGATGGTGTAGTTAAGAAAATTATAGCAAAACACTACAATAAGAAGATTACACTTGTCAAGAAACATTGTAATTTTAATTCAATTAAAGATGTAGTTTCATACTATGAGCGTGATGAAGAACCTCCATGTAATTTAACACATGGAAAGTTTATTGCACCAATGCTTGCTAAAGAAATACCTATGAAGAAATGGCCGTCAAATCCTATTGTTGATTACAAGTATGACGGTAATCGCTATCAAATCCATAAGGATAAAGAAAATGTGATTATCTTTAATCGTAAGGGTAAAATTGTAACGGCCCAATTTGCTGATGTTGCACAACAAGTAAGTGAATATGCAGTTATACAAGCCATATTCGACGGTGAAATCTACCCGATAAAGGAAGACGGAAGCCCCGATGAACACAAGAAAATGGGAACGAGAGTCCATTCTAAGAACCATGCCGAGGCTATGGAAAGAGTGCCGGTTCGATGGGTTATTTTTGATTGTTTAAAATGGGAGAATGAAACTATTATGAATCTTTCTTATGCTCAAAGATTAGAGAAATTCAAATCTAATCCAGACCAAGCACATAGAATGGAAACAGGTGGAGATATTATGGCATTTTATAACAATGCAATCAATGATGGTTTTGAAGGTATTATAGTTAAAGATACTACATTACCATATGAAGCAGGTAAAAGAAGCACAGGTTGGGCTAAATACAAACCACCTCAAATTGAATTAGATGTTGTTATTCTTGCGGCTTCTTACGGAGAAGGTCGTAGAGCAAATGTATTTGGAACCTTTGAGATTGGTGTTAAGTCCGAAACCGGATTTACAAATATCGGTTCTATTGGAACAGGATTTACTGATACTGATTTGATTAACTTAACTAATCAATTGCGTAAGATTGTAGAATCATACAAAGATGGAAGATATGTATTCCTTCCTCGAATTGTTTTAGAAGTTAAGGCTGATTTAATTAGCAGAGATGCAAGAGGGAACATTGGTTTGCGATTTCCCAGAATGAAACGAATTAGAGATGATAAGTTCGTAGCAGACATAAATACAATTGAAAATGTAATGGAGATGATTTAAATGATAAGTGATGAAGAAAGAATGAAAGCCACACCGAGACTTGCACAAGGTTGTTGTAATGATACTCATGTAATAGACAAGCGGGGTAATATCCTTCAAGTTAATAGTATATCAAAGAAAAAGGCAAAGAAACTTTTAGCCTATAAAATAATCTGTATGAAAAGAGCATTAGATGATATTGATTTGTTATTGGACTATGCTCCTGTTGGAGATGGAACAGCCAAAACATTTGCTCGTAATTTGAAATTAAATAAGACTTTGTATAGGTTACAAGTTTGGGAAGAAGAAGACGAACCCGAAGCATTACAACTGGTAATGGATTTGGCAATAAGAAGTTTAGAAAATGGAGCAAGTCAAGAAATAGTGCTTGCCATGTTAAAACAGAGTAGAGGTGACAGAGATGATTAAAGTTGGCGAATTGACTGTAATAGATTTTAAGACATATACTTGTCTTGAAATAGACGAAGAGGGATATGCACATCTAAAAGATGTAACTACTGCTCAAGGAAGACCAAAGAAGATGAAAGCAACACTGGTTCCTTATTTTGAAGATGGAGTATTTATTACTCCCGAACCTGAACCTGTTGAGAAGTTTAGGCTTAGAACTAAAATTAGTGTAAGAAAAGTAGCCAAAGAAGAAGTAGAGATGCCAATTAGTAATGCGGCAATTAGACTATTATCCGAATGGGCTGACACATATATTCGGGTTGCTATTATTAACGCACAAAGTAATGCTCTTAGGAGAGGCGCAAGAACAATTCAAGCAGGAGATATTTATTGGTTTGAACCTAATTCATTACAGGTAGAAGGATATTGGCCTTCTCATGATGAATACGCAAAGAAGGAGGAATAAGTATGTTTAGTAAAGATATGTTAATTGGTATTATTCTCGGTCTATCTAAGACTGACATTCACATAGACAAGAATGATAAATCTCAAATTGGTTATAGAGTTAGGCTTAGACTAAATATTAGAGCAAATGCTGACTTTCTATTAGCAATTCAACGAAGTTTGTTACAGCACCAAATAGCCACCACATACAAAGATAGTGAGCATAAAAGCCGTCCAAAGCCTATACTGCGAATTGGAGGCATCAAAAACTTGTTCAAAATATGTGAGTTGGTTCCTGAGAATCTGCCGGATGCGAAAGATGAGTGGGTAGTCTTTAGACAAGCAGTAGATATTGTAGCCAATGATAGGCATTTACAATTAGAGGGTTTAGAAGCACTCTTTGAATTAAAAGGGGTTTAGTAATGGGATTTACAACAATGGAAATAAAAAGACCGATACTCTTAACTGGTAAAGCGGGAACAGGAAAAACAACTAAAGCCCATGAATGGTTGCCAAATGCCGCATTGTATTATGCTAATGAAATGGGAATTAGAGAATTAGGTTCAATGTCAAGAGAAGATGGGATAATTATTGAAGATATACACATCAAACCAAAGAAAGATGAAATACTTAATGTTCTTAGAAAGTATCGAGGGCAGGTAATTATTACTTCAATTAATGAGAAATCAGTTCCTAAAGATATTAAGAGCATGTGCCAAATAAAAAGAGCAGGTTCAAATAAATATCTACGAAATGCCATACAAGAAATAGCACCTCATTCATGTGAACCTCTATCTATGGAACAAGATACATATAGTTTAGTATCTATGTATCTAAAAGAAACCGATAGAGACTTAATGGCAAAAGTATTGTGGTATAATAAACCATCCGATACTCAAATACTATCTTGGTTGGTAGAGAATATGCATCCAAACAAAATAGTATTCATTGATAGTGTAGTAAAGCGTAGATGGCCTTTGTCTTATTTTTATGAGATGTTGGCATATACCCATAGTGGTAAAACATTTGGGCAGGTATCAATGCCAAAGAGAGGGAAGTATTCGCAGAAACCTAAACTAATTAAACGGTTGGGCATTAAAAGCGGTGAAGAAAGATTATTCAAGCAGTTTAAGAAAGACGAAGAGTTTGTAGAGTTTGCTAAAACTAAACTTAACAATGGCGATTGTCGAATACTTGGGCTTGGAGAAAAACGAAGAAGAAGAAAGACTGACCCTGTAAAGGTTCAGCAAAAAACATTAGGTGATTATCTATGAGTTTAAATAAAAATAATAAAAAGAGAATAAAAAGAATTTTAGAAGACGGCCCAAAAACAACAGGGCAAATTATGGAAAGATTGAAAGAAGACCCAACAACAAGGGGAACACAACGAATCATTAAAGATGGTAAGATTGTAGGCTATAAGAAAAATAAGCGTGAAAGTCGGAGAAATGATACTCCAACTATGAATCAACTATCTAATCTTATGAGAAGTGTTGCCAAGAAAACTGGATTTTGTAGAGATAATAAACAGGCAATTTGGGAATTAAAGGCGGAATAAAAATGAAAAAAATAACAGAAGAACAATTTGAAATATTAGAACATATTATGAACGAAGCAAGAAAGAATGTAACATATGATTACTACTTAACTGATGCAGTATTTGATGGTATATTATCTTTAATTTATGATTATAACAAGGAGAGGGGTTATTATGCTTTGGACTGAAAAATATAGACCAAAGAAGATAGGAGACATTGTAGGGCAAGAACATTTTGTAATGGATGCCGCTACTTGGATTGAAGAAGGAAACATGCCAAATGTATTATTCTTTGGTAATGCCGGAACAGGTAAAACTGCGGCTGCTATTGCCTTAGCAAGAGATATTCTTGGTGATTGTTTTAATGATAACTTTGTAGAAGTAAATGCTTCCGATGATAGGCGACTTGAAGTTGTAAGAACTACAATTAAGAATGTAGCGCAAAGTGGAACAATTGGCGATGTTCCTTTCCGAATGATTCTATTAGATGAATTGGGAGGAATGACAGTTGATGCTCAAAGTGCATTGAAGCGCATTATGGAAAGATATGCAAACAATGTTCGTTTCATTATTACTTGTAATGACAGAAGTAAGATTATTCACCCATTACAAAGTCGGTGTGCTAATTATCATTTTAAGCCACTTGCGAATGAAGTCATTCTTGAAGTAATCAAGTCAATGCTTCAAAAAGAACAAGTAAATATATTTGCAGATGATGAATTAGCAACCTTCATATATGAGGTAGATGGAGACTTGCGTAGGGCGATTACCGAGATACAGGCGGCTAAGTCCTCCGGTTTCTCATTATCGAAACAAATAGAATCTTCTCACAAAGAATACAATGAAATACTAATTGAAATACTAAATAAAAATCCAAACAAAGCACTAACAGACCTTCATAAAATTGTTTATGAAGGTAGAAGCGTTAAACAAATCTGTTTAGGTTTGCATAATGCTATTATTGCTTCGGATGGCTTGGATAATACTACCAAGTATAAACTGTTAAGAACAGTCGGAGAAAGCGAATACCGTTCAACTACCATGACTCCGAAAGTATTACTATCATGGATGGTTGGACAACTAATATGAAAAAGGAAGTGAAAATATGCTAAGTGAAAAAATGCAAGCAGAATTGGAAAAGAGCGCACAACACCTGAATATGACGGTGGAGGAAGCAACAGAAAAATATACGGCTATTTGCGCCGAAAATGATGTAGAGGTATCGGATGTTTTAGGATTAAGCCTATGGCGTTCATTTGCCGCACAGATTGTTCGTAGAGCAAAACAAGGCGAAACAACACAGAATACAGGAAGTAACTCTCTTGTTAAGAAATGTTTTGGTTTCTTCGTTGCTTTAGAAGCACCGAGAGATATGATGTCTTGGAATCGTAATAAAGCAAAAGAAGAATATAACCGTGATTCGGATAATGCTTTGAATGAAGGGCATGTAGCAGTCGCTACTAAGAATGCTTTAGGTAAATGGATGATTAGCCGTTATTATAATGGTGAATATCAAGAGCGAATGGTTTCGGATTTACCCTCCGGTGCAGAAGAAATGCCGGATGGTGTAATGGTTATTCCTTTGGATAATACTAAAACATACATGAATGGTGGAGAAAACCGAAGTTACGGTAAGCCTTTGCCTTTGGAACAAATGCGACGAACCGGAGTATTCTATGGAAGCGTTGATGGTGCTGATATGAAACCATATACCTTCTCTTACAAGAATGACGGTGGAGTAGCATTTACTCCCGATTGTTATGACTTTGTTCACTTTGTAGCAATTCCCTCGGAAGACGGAAATAACCTATATGGTATGACAATGACAACAAAAGACAGTCTTATTCGCAATAATGATTTAGACCCTGAAAACTCTGATTATCGAGATATGGGAGAAGTTGATTGGCTTAGTGTGCTAAATGAAAACTTTGAAAGTCATATGGTTGAATTAGTAGAAATTGACAGAGCGCATATTACTCGTCAAACTCTACCTGCAAAAGACCGTTTCGTTATTACTGGCGGAACAGTTTGTAATATGAATATGATGCCAACTTCAAATGGCAATCGTATTTTAAATATTACTGACTTGAATGCAGAGTTCGATTATGATAATGAATCAAACATGACTACTTGTTGGATTCCCGAACATTTGAATATTGATTTTGGAATTGGTTCTTCTGTAATTGTTGTTGGTCGAACATCTCAACGATTGATTGATGGAGTCGCTGACCCTGTAACAATCAATGTTTCTTCTGTTCTTGTAACTGAAAAGCGTGGTGCGCCTATTGAAGTAGATGCTCCGCAAGAAGAATCATTTGATTGGTTTTGAGGTTTAATTGATAAAGTGCGTGTGTAATCTAATGCCAATGAATGTAGGTCAAAACGGGTGCGAAGCCCGTTCTCTTAGGAGGAAAAATAAATGAATGATATTATAGAAAATAAATTCATTCTTAAAGGAGAAAGTTATATTGCCGATTTAGAAAAGGTGGACTTTCTCACTTGGAATGAAAATGATAAAACAAAGGGAACATATTTTATGAAGTTTCATATTGGAACAAAAGAAACTAGATTTATATGTTCCAGCAAAAAAGAATTACTGGGCATAATTAAGGCTTGGTGTTTAGCAAATGGAAAAGATGTAGATATAAATGAAAATGATATAGGTGATTGGCTTGCTAGGGATTAAAAAAGAAAAACTGAATTTTAAAGAATTGATGGCTCAAAAGAGAGCAGAACGAAAAGCACGAATGGTATTAGGTATTTGGGGAGAACCCAAGACTGGAAAGACTGGAATTGCATTAGACTTCCCCGATAAGAACATTTATGTTCTTGATTGGGATAGAGGTGTTGAATCAACATGGTTTGAACATCATGATGCAACCGACCGAATCAATGTGTATTGTCCTATTGTTATGCGAAAGGATAACATTATGGATATTGATAAGAGTGAACAAAACTCTCTTGATTTTATCAACTTTGCCAAAGAGCAAATTGAAGCAGGAGAAGATGTTGTATTTGTTATTGATGGTGTAGATACATGGTTCGATAGTTGTATGCTTAAGGTTAATCCTAATCCAAGAGTAGTTACAAAGATTATGCCATTTATGTATGGTAGTCGAAACAAGACTTTCTATTTCCTATTGGAAGCAATTTACCAATTGAACTGTGATGTAATTTACATTACTCACGAAACTGAAAAGTATGTTGATAATTCACCTGTTGGTGTGCAACCTGCTTGGAAAGATTGGGGCGGAAAACTTGAACAAGAGATTTATTGTTCAAAGAAGAAAGTAAAGAACGAGTTGCATTTCAGTGCTGAATTGATTGGTTCAAGAACCAATGGTAATTTAGTTGGAAAGAAATGGACTGTGCGTGAAGGAACTCCCCCTAATATTCAATGGAACGGTGTTCCTGAATTAAGGGAGGGTAAGATTTGAAATTCGTAGTAAATAATAAAGAAATGGAGAAAGCATTAACAGACATTCAAGGAAAAGGAAAGTATCTTGGTAATAGTGGGCTATCATCTTCTAAGATGGGGTCTTACTTTTATATGACACTTAATGACAATTCTTTGGAGATATGGAATGGTGATGCTACATTCGGAATGAATATTACACTGGAAGTAGAAGGATTAACTAATGGTGCTTTTATTGGTGATGCGAATTTTATTATTCCATATCTAAAGAAGTTTGGAGAAAGCGTATTGTTTGAGAGTGGAGATTATTTGAAACTAGTTTCTGGAACAAAGAAGGCTTCTTTACCTATGGTAGTAAATCATCCAAACATGGATGCAATCTCTCGTATTAGGGAAATGATAAAGCATATCTCATATGAAGAGGACTTAGAAAAACTCTGGTCTTTTGGTTCTACTAACTTTGAAGGTGCATTTAAATTGAATAGTGATATTTATAGTGAAGCGATTAGCCTTTGTGAATTAGTTAAGAGTGGAGTGTATAAGTTGGATTATCTTGATGGTAATGTTACCTTTTCGAGTCGAGCAAATGCTTCTAATAAATATGAACAAGAAATTGAATTAGAATCAACTATTGGAGAAGATGCAACCCTTGAGTATTCGGGGCCACTACATAACTTCTTTGAAAAAGGACAGACTCTTAACTTTTATGTAAAAGATGAGTTCCCGTTAATCATTGTAGCCAATAACAGAATGATATTAAAAGCCCCGTATTCGGGAGGAAATTAGAATGATAATTAGTAAATGTATAGATGAAAAACATATTTACACAGCATGGAGAGAAAATGGAGAGCGAAAGTTTAAACTTGAAGCACATGAACCGTATTTCTTTATTGAAGACGATGAGTTTGAATTTGAAAACTATACAGTGAACAAATACATTTCTCGTTCTTTTACATATGAAAAGGGTGATTGGGTTTCACTTCAAGGAAAGTCCTTGAAGAAAGTTATTGTTGAACAAGCAACTGATATTTACAAGGCTCGTAAAATGTGGAATAAAACATATGAAGCAGATGTTCCTTTTGGTTTTCGTTATGCTATTGATAACTTGAATGAATTACCCGAATATAAACTGCGTAAATGGTATTGGGATATGGAATGGCAACAAGGTGGAGAACACCATGATAAGATTACTACTATTGTAATGTATGATAATTATGATAAGAACTACTATCAATGGGCTTGGTTTCC